GACCGTATTCGTCAGCCTCTGCCTGTGTCGCGTCCTTCGTGTACAGCGCCCTCGCCGCGGCTTTCAGTTTTTTGCGCGGTTCTGAACCAGTTGGTCGATGTATGCCTTGTAGGTAGCCAAGGCCACGCCGATGTGGTTCTCGAGCAGGAGTTCGACGTTCTCCTTGTTGAACTCGTCCGAGAGCTCCCAGCCGACGACCATCTCGAGGAAGGCGTCGACGTCGGTGCGCTCGGCGCGAGAGGTAAGGAACTCGTCGAGCCCGGTCTTCGTGCGGTGCTTGAAAGTCAGCACCACATCGACCGTCTCGCCGCCAGCTTGCGGAAAGCCGACCTTCGCGGTGAAGGTCGGGTTCGCCTTGAGGCTGAACTTCGGCATTACGAGGCGTACCGGGTGGCCGTCTTGAACGAGATGGAGCCTTCGACGGCCATCACTTCGTCCTGCGTGGTGCTCGGGGTTTCATCCACGGTCACGTAGCCGTTGTAGTAGATGAACGAGCCGCCAGGCAGCGAGAACTTGATGACGCGCTGCACGCGGTCTTCGTTCGCCTTCGCCATTTCGATGTAGCCCGGCAGGGTCGGGTCGTCGCCGATCGTGAGCTTCAGACCCTTGGCCGACTTCTTCGTGGGGATGCGCGTTTCGAAGTCGTCCTCCAGGAACTGGTAGGTCGTGTACTGCTGCTCGCCGCCTTCGGTCGCGGTGCCGAGGATCTGCGGGATCTGCACGAAGGTGCTGGCCTTCTTGCAAGTGCCCGCGCCGCTGCCGGCCGGGTAGGTCGTGGTGTTCGTGGTGTCGATGCCTTCGAGGTTGAAGGTGTTCGCGGTGACGCCCGAGACGCGGACAGGGCGGTCGCTCAGGCGGTTCCAACCCGACGTCGGGACGATGATGTCGCCGTTCGAGAGGCCGTGAGCGGTGGAGGTGGCAACGGCCGGGTTCGCGTTGGTGATCGCGGTGATCGTCAAGGCGGAGCCATAGACGGTAGCGATGGCAAAGGTGCCACCATTCGGCAGACGGACGGACATGATGAGCCCTTTCTTGGAGCGAAAAAAAACCGCCTCAAGGGCGGTCGGTTACGGATGCCCGGAAAGGGCGGGGATGAAAACTAGGCAGAGAACCAGACGCTGAAGTCCTGGCGCGCGCCGTACAACTTCAGTTCGTCTTCGTAGTCAGAGGCTGCGCCGCCTTGTGTGGTCGCGCGCAGAGTGGTCGACAGGCGCAAGGCGTCTTCGACTTGTCGGATCAGGGTCGATGCAGCCGACCGCGTGGACGCCCAGACGTTGATCTGGAAGCGACCGTTCCGCTGGTCAGGGATTCCGTTCAGGAAGTTGACGGCATTGCCGCCGACCTGCTGGTACGTCAGGTAAGGCTTCAGCACGCCATCAGGCGCGACGTCCGGGTATGCGCGGCCGCTCACCAGCGGGCCCAGCACGGCGAACAGATCGGCTTCGACGCTCATTTGTTCTCACTCAGACGTTCCGCCATGCGCGCCTTGCCGGCCGTGATGGCTTGTTGAATGTGGCCGAAGGCCGGACGGAGGAAAGGCTTCGCCGGAATCCACTTCGGCGAGGCCAGTTTCTGGTCTTTCAGGGTGATCCAGTCACCGTCCGGCAGCTTCACGACCTGATACCGCTGCCAGTAGCCGAACTCGATGAACTTCGCATGCGGTGCATCCTGATAGCGCCAGCCGACGCGATAGGTCTTCTTCGTGGTGCTCGAACTCTTGAACGAGTACGCGCGGAAGACCGCCTGCTGGAGCTTCCCGGTCTTGTGGCCGAGCTTCTGTACGTTCGTCTGCACTTCCTGATAGATGACGCCGGCCATCGCCGCGGCGCCGGCAAACATCACCTTGTCTTGGATGTACTGCTCGTAGGCGGTCAGGTCGGCGTCTAGGTTGCCGTCAAACTTGGCTTCAACGAACGCCATTACGAAACCACCTCACACGCCAAGTTGGTTCGGTCCCGGTGCTGCATGTCGGGCAGCACGCTCTTGATCTGGAAGACGACGCCATCTGCAGCGACGATTCGCATCGCCGCCGTGATGCCGGCCCGCTTGCGGATCTGGATGCTCGCCTTCGCGATGCTGGCCGGCGCGTCCGAGCGGATCGCCTCGATGCCCGACAGGTAGCGGATGCTCGCCCACTCAGTCGCCACCTCGACGAACCCAGGGATGGGCTGGCCGATCTCGTCCTGCACTTCGCCAGGCTCTTGCAGCGAGACGAGATCTGTGAGCGTGCCGGCGCGCATCAGACCCCCATGCTCACGCGGTAGGGCTGCAGGACCGCGCGCGAGCCTTGCGGCAGGCGCTCGACAGTCGCGCCGACCACCGTGTCTTCCCGGTTTTCGAACAGGTGCCCGAGGATCAGGAGCGCGCCTGCGCGGATCATGTCGTCGATCACAATGCCGGCGCGCGTGCGGCGGGCAGAGTCCTGCGCCTCGGCGTAGACGTAGGAGGCGTATTCCTCCGCCGCGTCCTTGGCGACAGCGTCATCGATGGCTTCGGCTGCGGTCATGGCGGCCTCGTAGGCAGTGCCGGCAGCAATCAGGGCGGCAGGCACGGCGGAGACAGCGGCGGCGAGCGCATCCTGATCCGCGTAGATGTTCCGGTTCAGGAACTGCGCGGCCATCTTTTCTGCGGCGCCCAGGTACACCGAGACCTGCGCATCGGGATAGTCCGAGGCGACGCGCAGGTGCGCCTTCGCAGATGGCAGGTCGATCAGGCTCATTTCTTGCCCTTGGTGGCCTTGGCCGGCTGCTCGGGTGCCGGATCTGCCTCGTCGAACGCAGCGACACCAACCTCGACCAGATGCTTCGCGAGATCGTCGGGCACGCGCGCGCGGTCACCCTCGACGAAGCCGCCGATCAGCGAGTTCGCGCCGCCGACTAGGAACTTGATTTGCGTTTGCATGTGGGGGTTCTCCAGTAAAAAGGCCCGCCGAAGCGAGCCTTTTTGGTTGAGAAGCTGACCGATTAGGCCGGCGACAGCAGACCACCGCGAACCGCGGCGGGCTTCTCGGTGGCGAGAGCCAGGCGGCGCTCGGCGCGCAGCGTGATCAAGTTCTTGGTGAAGTTGTCCGAGTCGGAATCGGACATCTCGACCACGACGCCTTCACGGTTGTAGACCATGTAGGCTTGACCGAACGCGCCGACCTGGAAGTTGCCAGCGGTGAGGCCGATGGACTGCACAACCGGCAGGCCGAACAGACGCGGCTCGCCGCCTGCACCGACGCTGTACAGCGTCTGACCGGCTGCAACCGTCATCAGTTCGATCTCCATCGACGCCCAATCGGACGGGTTCAGGAGGATGGCCGTTGCCGGGTAGCCGGCAGAGTACAGGTCACCCATCACCTTGCGGATCAGGGCAAAGCGCTTCAGCGTGGTCGCCGGGAATGCCGTAATGTTGGCCGCGGTGTAGCCGTGAGCGGTGTAGTTGCCGGAGGCGAAAGTGCCGCTGATCGCAGGAGCCACGCCCGTACCAACAACGAGTTGGGTGTCGACCTTCTGGTCCACGCCGTAACGCATGCGGGTGTTCACGTAGGCGGCCAGGGCGGTGTTATCCGCGGCGAGCTGCTTCGAGATCTTGATCCAGTGAGCGACCGTCGAGACGGGCATGTTCACCAGGGACCAGGTCAGCGCAGACTCCGGCTTGGCGCCGCCTTCTGCCGTTTCCGCCGCGGAATTGGTGTACGAGGCTTCCTTCGTGAACTCGATGGCGTTCGAGGTCGTCGGGGTCGACGGCAGCAGCGCCTCCATGCTGAAGGGCAAGTAGGCACCAGCCACGACGCCAGGCTTGCGATCCGGCGCGACGTTGGTATCTCCACCGGTCAGCGTGTTCTTCACTTCGATGCGCATCTTCTGCGAACGGCCGCCAGCGAAGTCGGCGTAGCGGTCGGACTTGACCACTTGGGCGCCCCAGCTCTCGTCAGCCTTAGCTTCCGGCTGTGCGGAGCCCTTCTGCTCGATCTGGGTCAGGCGGTCGGCCAGTTCGCGCTGCTGCACGCCGATGGCGTCGAGCGCGGCCTTGGTGTCGGCCGACACCTTGCCGAGGGTCTTGAGTTCGCCGTCGGCCTTGTCGGACATGGCGTTGAGTTTTGCCTCGACGGTATCGAGGGCTTTGAGGATTGCTTCGGACATGAGGAGCCTTTCGGAAATGGAAAAGCCGCCTCAGAGGGCGGCCAGATGGTTGCGGGTTGTGCGTCAGGCGCTGAGCTTTTGCAGTCGCTCGAGGATCAGTGCCGTGGTCTTCGCATCAGCGCTCTCTTGGGCATCCCGCCCGTCGAAGATCGCCTTCGCGCGGGAAACGATCGCCATCGCCTCCCACTTGCCCAGCCCCGCATCCCGCAGCAGCCGTTCAATGTCGCGCTCGGTCTTGCACTCAGGCAAGAGAGCTTCAAAATCGATGGATTTCACGCTCGACAGGTCGATGCGCGCGGCGCCGTCGGCCGGAAAGACGACCGGCGAGACTTCCATCAGGCTCGACCACTTGTGAATCAGCCGGCCGGCCTTCGTTTCTTCGAAGTCGCCCTTTTTCAGCATGCCGCCGATGCTCAGGCCGTCGAGGGTGCCGTGTTTCATGGCTGCGCCGACGTCGCTCGCAAGGCCGAGACCTGGCGTGAGCTCGCCTTCGACGAAAAGGCCGTGGTCGTCTTCCTTCGCGAGGGTCCACTTGCCGATCGGCATGTCCCAGGCGTGATTGAAGAACATCTTCGGCGTGCCGGCCTTGAGCGTTTCAGCGAAGGCGCCCTTCGCGATGGTGTCTCCGTAGCTGTCGACGCCGCCGAAGACGGAGGCGTAGCCCGAGAAC